GCCAACCATTAGGCGGAGAACAGAAAAACGAAATAATTAACACAAAGAGCAATTTCTTTAATGCTATAAATAGTAATTTTAAGAAAGAGGCTGCAGCACCTAGCGCGGAGTCATAACATGAATAGATACGTTACTTCACCAGTCATACGTGAAAAAATAACAGATGTACCAAAACACAGAACATCATTTAACCCTGCAATAGAAAGGCAAAATAATGATTTATTCATTAGAACAGTTGCAGGTGATAGGTTAGATAATTTAGCTAGTGAATTTTACCAAGATGTTAGTTTATGGTGGATAATAGCTACGGCAAATCAATTAGGAAAAGGTTCTTTTGCAGTTCCTCCAGGAACAAAATTGAGAATACCTCAAAATACTACTGATATAATAGACCAGTATAGAGATTTTAATCAGCTAAGGAGATAAAATATCTGTATTATTATATTTATTGTAAAGGAGAATAATACATGTCTTTACTAGGCTCAAACATGGCACCAGGTGTACGTTCTGAATTATGCAGGCGTTCAAAGATAATACCTGAAGGTTATGGTCCATGGACTAATGCAAGAATACCTTGGGCTAGATTTACCCCCTGTGTCAGAGGACCTGGAGGAGAGTTTACAAGGTTAAAGCATGTATTATTTTCAGGAAACTTAAAAAACTTTGAACAGTCATATTCAATACAAAAATCTGGTCTTAGAAACACTCCAAAACCTGGAATAAAGAGCGTTAAGTGTGAAGAAAAGGGTACTCTTGGAGGTATAAAAAAGGTAACTGTAGAAATATCTTTATGGAGTAAACAAGATTTAGATGATTACCAATACTCATTGTTTGCCCTTGGTAAACACGCAATAGTTGAATGGGGTTGGAACATAGACTCTAAGGGTGGAGTAGTATCTGCTAATTTAGGTGCTCAAAAAATAGGTGGTAAACTAATAGCGGAACAAACAGATTCTAGGTTTGGCTGTGAGGCTAGAAATAAACAAAGTAGACACAACTTTTCTTACGACGTTGTTAGAGGAATAATAAATAACTTTAATTGGAAAATAAATGACGTTGGTGGATTTGATGCTACAGTAACACTTACTTCCAAAGGTACAACATTTCTTTCCACACCAACTGAAACTGCAACTATGCATAGTGGGTGTAATGAAGACCCAGACGATGAAAAATCAGAAGTAGATAAGGTACATAGGCCAAACATGGAACAGCCATTGTTCTTTTTAAGGCAAAACTTAAGAACGACTCATGGAAACAATGACCCATATAAAAATCCTCAAGGAGGAAAGCCTATAGGTCTTGCTGCACTTTTTGATAAGGAACTTGGAGCAATGGACTATGTTGCATCTCTTTTCCAAGATTTAATAGGAGGAGGACCAACAAATGAAGAGTTAGATTTCTTCATTACTTGGGATTATTTCGAAGAATATATAGTAAACAGAAAGTTAGCTCCTATGTATGCTGCACTAAATAGTAAGGGAAATATAGGGAAGGAGACAGGGACATCTCTACCAGGCAAAGATGTCTGTTCAAGTGGAGGAGCATCAAATAATCCACAAATGTTTAAGCAAGCGTTTGATGACGCAAAGGCAGGTATGGACATGCACCCAAGAGGTACTTCATCGGTATATATGTTAGATAGTAGAGGTACAGTATTAAGAAATAATTCATTTTTAATATCTGCAGACCCTGGAAAAGTAATGCTACCATTCCAAGAGCACTGGAAACTTCACACATCTTCTATAACAGCGCTGGGACAGTTTGGTGCATGGTTGGACGGTGTATTGGCATACGGTAAAGAGTATGCTGTTTCTCTTATTGGTTCTATAGAGATAGATGCTAGTTGGGATTCACCGATTCCTGAGATTTCAATGAATCATACCCAAGCAAAAAAAGATGCAGAAAAGGCTAAGGAAAAGGCTCAAAAAGAGGCCTTGAAAGAAGCTCAAACAGAGTCAAACGTTGACGCGGCAACATCATCAACGCTAGAAAAATTTAAGCCATTTGACCATAAATACAAAAGCATTTCAGGCAACAACGGTCCAGGTTCATCTGGTTTTGGTCTATTGAGTAACATGTTAATAAATGTAGCATTTATAGAGGAGGTATGTAATGAGGCTAAGAGTTTAGACGAGTTTCTTGATACAATATTAGAAGGAGTTACCCAGGCATGTGGAGATATATGGGACCTGACAATAGTAGAAGATCCAGATAATCCTCATATTTGCAGAATAATAGATAATAATTTAGTTAAACACTCTGATAAGGTACAAGGTTTTCACTTTAATGGTATAGGTAAAAAATCTATATGTAGAACATTAGATTTAGAAACAGATATAGATTCTAAAATGGCTGCAATGATGATGTACGGTAGTAATAAAAACACAGCAGTAAGTGGTCCAAAAATGGGACAACCTATGGGTGGAGCATCTTCAAACGAGTATAGGCTATTTAACCCAAGAATGCAAGACATAGTTATGGATGGAATAGCACTTCCAGATTCAACCGACCAGACAAAGAATGCAGACTGTTGCCAGGATACAGTAGGAACAGATGCAAACGTAATAGCTGATGCATGGGCAGGGTATTACAAAAGTGCTGAAGAAATAGCAGATGAGGTAAATGAAGATAGTACTGAAGGTATGGTAACAGCCATGAGAAAACTATTAAGTTTGGCCGACCCTAAACAAGGGTTACCAACTAAAGAAGATTCTAAGGTTTTTCCAATGACTGATACGGACAGTATAATTGCAGTACCTCTTAAGTGCAACATGACACTAGATGGTATTTCAGGACTAAGATGGGGAAATTATTTTGGATTTAGTACTTCTACTGCAATACCGAATAGGTACCAATCTAGAAAAGGCGATGGTTGCTCTTTTCAAATAGTAGGTATAGACCATTCAATAACCCCTAACGATTGGACAACTACTGTAAGGGCCATAATGAGGCCTGGACCATGCATTGGTACCGGGATTAACGACTGCGGAACAGATCAAGGACTACTTCCTTCTGGTATAATGCCTGATACTGAAACAATACTTTTTGACCTAACTCCAATAGTTCCACCGCCAACAAAAAAAGAAGTTGAAGAAAGAAAAGAAGAAGACGAGTTTGAATTGATAAAATTAGAAACTCTACCTATTCAACCTATACCTGTAGAAACAAACGTGGATATAGAGACAGTAAAATGTCCTTGTGAAGATGGTTCGCATCATGAAGACTGTTGTGTAGAACCAACCCCTTCAGATGGACCTCTTCCTGTACCTTCTGTATTACCAGATGTTCCAGTAGATCAAGACCAAGTAGACGAAGACGAAGCTTGTCAGTGTAGTGATGGTTCTTACAAAAAAGATTGTTGCCCAGATGAAACTGGAGACGAACCAACAGCACAACAAGCTGCTTGTGAAGACCCTGCGCCAACACCAGAACCAGGAACAGTTACTCAAATAGAACAAAAGGTTAGTGATGAACCAGATATAGTTGTTCAAGACACTGTAGAAGAGGAAGACTGTGTTGGCTGGCAAAAAAGAGGTTCTATAATAGCTGCCGGTAATGTTAAATATAGAAACTCAATGGTCTTTGAGGATACTTGGTACTATGAATTTAGAGCACACCAAGAACATTGTTTCTTTATTGACCTCTATATGTGGCACGGACTAGACGGGTCTGGAGCAGCTGGCGTATCTAAACCTGTATTTTCTTCAATGGTACCTCCAAGTCAAACTACAACTATGAACCTGTTTGGAATTCAAAATCTATTTTCAGCAGCAAGTATAAATAGAAGAGCTACTAGGGATGCTGCAGCTGAACAAATACAGAGAGTTCTTCCTGGCCGTGTAGCACTCAAAGATATAAAGAGAAAAATAAAAAATAAATATACGGGTGGCCACAGGAATAACTACCCTTTCAATTACAAATTCCTGGGCGGATTTAATCGTAACATAAACATTATTGGAGATAGTAATTATGGACCAGCAGACCAACTACAGCCAGGTAATCCTTGGTCAAGTGGACTTTGGATAAATCAACAACTTAACTGGTTTAGAGACGATCAACCTTTTGAGGTTAATAAGCCATTTTTTGAAGGTGGTGGAGGACCTGAGGCATATGACGCTTGGCTAAACAAGGGTACAGGTACTAAAAAGTTTGAATGGGTTGCAATGTACCGAAATCAAAATGAAGCAGTCAGAGCATTGTGTAAATTCTGGCTTAAAAACATAACAGAATTCCATTCACCAATATACCAGCAAGCTAGACGTAATCATATTCAATTTGCAAACGGTTCTCATTTTGCGGTTCCATATAGGTCTAGTATGGGCTATAGCAATGTTAAGTTTAGCCCAGAGTTATTCGCTCCTGGGGCAAGAAAGCCTCTAGGTTTTGCACCAGAACTTGATATGGCTAAACTTAGAGAGGCAGTATATCCTATTAACGAGCAAGGTGAAAGACTTGGGAAAACTGAAATTGGAGATATAGAAGGATGGGACAAAAATCTTAGAGGAAGCCAAAATATATCAGGATATAGGTTCAAGAAGAACTATAACTGGGGTAAATTAGGACTCCATGGCCACCCTGGTAGAGTCATAATAACCGATGACCTAGGTAATAAACAAGAAGTGAATCCATTTAACACGAGATTCTAGTAGGAGAAAATAATGGCATTTGTAAGAAGTAGATATAATAAAACAGCAGGGGTAAAAACTAATCTCTATACTAAAGGAGGAGAGTATGCAGACCCTACAATGGCTGTGGCAAATCAATATACTGGCCCTTATTATACTATTTATGGTATACCATATAAAGGAGAAGCTCCACCAGAAAAAAGAAACGCAGCTAAATACCCTGTTAGACTTGTACCTTTGACAAGGAGCCAAGACAAGTTTGTGTATAATGACCTAAAAAGATTTGACTTTGCAAAGGATTGGCCTGGTATAGTAGCTATGCCACCTGATATAACTGAAAAAGATGAGAAAAGAGGGTGGTACATGAAATATGTTGCTAAGTATTTACCAAGCGGAGAATTCATGGAGATAGATAAGTCTCAGTATGAGCTTCTGACAGCCAAAAAGAATGTACACACAGACCTATATGAGACAGCATTTCTAAAGTGGAGAATAAGAGGATTCATGTTTGATAAAATCAATCTTGGAGCAATACAAGAGTATGGTATAGTTGATACAAATAGGCGTTCAATACAAATCACAGAAGGAACTGTTCAAGGAATATCGGACTTTTTGGTTGATCTGGTTCAATATGCTCAACCTGATGAAGAACAAGACTTATATACTGATGGAACACAGCTGGTAGATCAGTACGGTAATAGTTATGCTGGAAGATACCATGTTCACAAACATTTTGGAGCTATGGAAGGTGCATTGCACACTGATGCGCCTCATGAAAGACTCTATCCAGTAACTGATTATATACCACCTGTAGCTGAAGAATTTAGAATAAAACAGACTCCACAGACAGCATACAATTCAATTAAGGGTTAAATAATTTTTTTATTTGAAATATTTTTATTATATTATATCAAATGAAAGTTATAGACTCCTCAAATAATTTTTCTGAGCTTAAGCAAAAGTGCAAAGATTCAGACATAATATTACTATTTATACCTAACGATCACAGAGTTCACCCAGAAGAACAAGATATAATAGGTGTTTATATTCAAACATTGAATAATAATTGCAGTTATTACATATCTATTTGCCATGAAGAATCTATAAAAAACTTTACAATAGAAGAAGTATTAGAGGTAATAAACTTAGCTAGTAAAAAGTATGTTCGTGACATTAAAGATATACCATCAAAAATAAACCTTAAAGATTTTCATTGTTGTAATTCTTCTCTTTATTATTGTTTTGGAAAAACTATAGAAGTAGAAAATACTCCTGCACATAAAAAACTATATTCAATGTATTGGGATAGGACAAACGTAAATAAGATAATACCTATATACAAACATATAGAATCTTGCCAAATAATTGCAAACAAAATTGTTCATACCATAAATTCGCCAGAATTTGACTCTTGTAAAAATAATGAAACTATGAAGGATTATCTGATAAATCTAAGAAAAATAGAATCTTCAGGCCTATATACTACAGACAAAAAATTAGAGAGGTGTAAATATAACCCTTATACTCTTACTGGTCGTCCTAGTAATACATTCAATAAAACTAATTATGCTGCACTAAATAAATCTGATGGAACTAGAAATAAGTATATCAGTAGATTTGAAAATGGAGCAATATTAGAACTAGATTATGATGCATACCATTTAAGAATAATAGCTGAAATTATAGGTTATGATTTACCCGATGAATCTATCCATCAGTATTTAGGTAAACAATATTTTTCAAAGAGTGTATTGTCAGATAAAGAATATAATGAAGCAAAACAAATAAGTTTCCAGATATTATATGGAGGTATACCAAAAGAATTCTTATCAATACCATTTTTTAGTAAGGTAAATGAATTTATTTTGAAATTTTGGCAAAAATGGAAGACAAAAAACCATTTTGAAACATATTTATATAAAAGAAAGGTATCTGAAACTGTTATAGGCGAAATGACTCCGCAAAAACTCTTTAACTATTACATACAGTCTGCAGAAACAGAATTAAATTCTGAAGCTATGAAAAGAGTTTTTGATGTTATATCTAATTACAAAACTAGGTTTATATTATATACTTATGATAGTTTTACTTTTGATTTTGATATGAATGAAGGAAAAGAACTAATTCTACAAATAAAAGATGCTATGAAATATCCAACTAAGGTTAGTGTTGGTTCTAATTATGGTGATCTGAAAGATGTTTCTTAGTAATTTTCTTGATATTTATAGATTGAGGTTACTATATGAAAAATTTATTTATCGATAATTTAATTCGTGATTGGGCATGGCGTGTAAATGATGGAATGCCGGACCCTAAAAACCGTGACCATATAGGATTACTAGAAGATACCCTTAGACACCTTAAATACTCAGAAAAGTTTATATCAGAATATATTTCACAACTTAGAGAAAACCAAGAAGAAAAACCTTTAGATGATAAAGAAAAAGAAAAGGCTAAAAAATTAGGATTGGTTTGGAAAGGTAAAGGGTATGGTAAAGAAAAAGATGACTTTGTATCATACAAAAATGTTGATGGAAAATTGGTAGCTGTAGACCAAGATGGAGAAGGAGAAGATGTAGAAGACTCTCAAGCACTATCTGCTAAAGATGGAGATTTTGAAAGAAGAGATTTTGATGCTGAAAAAAAATCCAGTGATGTAAAACCAAAGGTTAAAAAGCTTGGAACATTATCAGATTCAGATGATAAAGATTCAGATGGTGCAATAAAGCAGAAAGCCATGGATACAGGATTTAGAACTGTAAAGGACAGCGCCGGTAATATTATATTTAAGCCTGCTCCTGGTAATGCCAGTTCTATGATGAACGAAATAATGTCTGGAGAGGTAGGTTCTATTTTGAAAAATAATCCAAATATGACTGAAGAAGAAGTAGCTGATGAAATATACAAACAACTCGAAAATACTGCTTTTGCAGAAAGTAGTCCTGTTGGAGTAGCTACTGGTAAAAAAGACAAAAAAACCGGAAAAGACAAAGGTTTACTTATTAAGTCAAGAATTGCAGCAAAAGCTGGAATTAAGAAACATAAAAATACACAGGCTGGAATAAAAAGATTACAAGACGAACAAAAGCTTGGAAGCGATATAAAGGTAGTTAATTTTTACGGCCATGCAGATTCATTAGCTGCTCAAACAAAAATGATAAAATCATCTGACGGACCTTTCTATACTCGTAAAGGGGTTGAAGTACCAAAAGAAGAGTTATTAGAACTAATAAAGAACAGTGGTGGAGGAGAAAATCCTTCTGATACTGCTACCATAACAAAAGACGGTCAAGGAAGAATGATGGTAGAGTTTCACTCAGATAAACAAACTACTGCAGATATACAAGGAAGTTCTACTCCAAGTTTAGAGTTTGATAAGGCAGTTAGCATAGTAGAAAAGGACCCAAATTTAACTCAAGAACAAAAAAATGAGATAACTGCAACTCTAACAAATGCTAAAACTGCATTAAAAGAAAAAGAGTCTGAAATAGTAACTGAGTCTAGAAGACCAGCCGTAGAATTAGGTAAAAAACCTATATCTCAAGTATTAGAGAAAATAAATTCTAATCCAGACATACAGAGAAAACTGGCAAAGTCTTTAAGAAGTAGAGGAAAGCCTCATCCATATCTTGTGGATTATTTAGATGAAAAGAAAGATAATTATACAGACGAAGAATTACTTACAGCTTTTTTCAAAGCTTCAGCAGACCCTAAAAACGAAAATGAACCATCTAGAAACCCTCAGCAAAAACTATTGATGAGAACAGCTAAAGCCTATGGATTAGACCCTACTGATGCCTTAGCTAGAATTAGAAAAGAAAGTCTCGAAATAATGCAAAACAGCCATAGAGAGTTGAACAAACAAGAGGTAACTCTACCAGATGGAAAAAATATAGGTCTTGGTAATTATATAGAGGCAAATAATATAATTGATGTTCTACATCTCAGTGTAATTGATGAGGAAGGTAAAGGTGTTGGTAAATATGATGGATTATTTAATGTTAATATGGGTGGTATAGTTTTAGACGAAGACATACTTAAGCGAGCATTAGGAGTAGATAACACTCAAGAGTTTATTGGAAGATTTGAAACAGGAACAATAGATGATGGAGATCCAGATAGTGAAAAGTATATGTACTCAACAGATTCAGAAACAAAAGAGAAAAGAATATCTGGTAGAAACGTTTTTGTTTATTATGTTGTTGGAGATAAAAGAATACCTGTAGCCAAGAAAACTCAAAGAGGTGGGGATGGACCTACTAGTTCATTAAGGTCAACATATACGTGGACAAAAGAAATGCAGGATATATTTAAGAAGGAGAACGAGTAATGAAAACGCAATTACTATGTACTTTCACAAACACCAAAGCTTTGTCAAAGACTGTTGATAAAATTATAGAGGCTTATGATATACTATATAATAAATTGTTTGTATTGAAAAATGAAAGCGATACTAGAGAATTGATGTGTACATACAATATAGATTCTACAGGAGAAGTTGTAATATTACCAGATACTATTTCATTACATAGGAAAAAGCAGACAAATACACTATACACTATAAACGCACTTAACGAATGTATTAAAATAGTAAATAATGGAGTATTAGATACTTCTTATCAATTAGACTGGGAAAACTATAGAAACTCAATAATGTTAACCAATGAATCTGGTTTAAGAAGAATAGATACAACTGTACACGAAGTAATTTATATAAAGGTGAAGAAGTAATATGTCAAAGAAAAATACAAAAGAAGATATGTTTCAGCCAAAGGATAGGGTTAGTAAAAAACATACTGTTTCTACAACTCCAAAATATGACCCAGACCAACATTTATCTAGAAGAGATAAAGATAAGGAAGAATTGATAGGTCTATTAACAGACCTTATACATTCAGAAATAAATAAAATTTTCAAAAAATAATCACGCCAGATTTTTTTATTTGAAATATTTTTATTATATTTATATAAAATAACAATTAAACAGTAACGACTAAAAATTAAAAAATGAATAAATTGGTATTAGCAATTGTATTGTTCTTCGCAGGCCAGACTCTCATCTGGATTCAAACAAATGGACAGTTTCTTTGGAAATGGTTCGACAAAAACCCCCTTATTTTATCAGTAGTATTTGGAACCATAATATCTTATGCGTTCATATTTGCAACTAAGCATGTGGTAGGATATTTTGATGGACTACTATGGCCAGGTAGATTTATTGGCTTCGGTACAGGTATGATATCGTTTACCCTTTTGACTTGGTGTTTTATGGGCGAAGGAATATCTACAAAAACAGCAATATCTCTTGTATTAGCAACTACATTAGTATGTATACAAATTTTATGGAAATAATTTTTATATGTCAAATAAATTTATTATATTATAGTATATGGCAAAACAACTAGGATACGCATGTATAAATATGAACCTTTCAAAAGAAGGCATATCATGCAACAGAAGTATGATACGTAGAACATTTGACGCTAAAGGCGTTCAATACGCATCAGAACTAATAATAGAAAACATTAAAAATCTATTACAAATTGTACAATGGAATAATGAAAATGGTATCAAAGTATATCGAATGTCTAGTGATATGATGCCCTGGATGTCTGAATACGACCTAAAAGATTTACCAGACTATCAAGAAATAAGTGCCTTGTTAAAAGCAGTTGGTAAATTAGCTATGGACAATGGCCAACGCCTTTCATTCCATCCAGGACAATTCTGCGTGCTTGCTTCTCCAAATGAAGATGTAGTACTAAACGCTATGAATGAACTTAATAAGTCTGCACAGATTATGGATCTTATGGGTCTACCAAAGTCTCGCATGTCAAAAATTAACATTCATGTCGGCGGCGCATATGGAGATAAAAAGTCTGCGCTAGAAAGATTTTGTAAAAACTTCTTACGACTACAGCCTTCAGCTCAAGCTCGTCTAACCGTAGAAAACGATGACAAAGGCAACATGTACTCTGTAAAAGATTTATATGAAGGCGTATACAAAGTCGTTGGTATACCTATTGTATTCGATTATTTTCATCACAAATTCTGTACAGGAGGTATGACTGAAGAAGAAGCGCTTAAACTTGCTGTATCAACCTGGCCAAAGGGTGTAAAACCTTGCACTCACTACTCAGAATCAAGACGTGCAGAACAAAAACTTGTAATAGAACAAATATGCGAAAATAATAATATTACAATGGAACAAATGCAAGACTGGCCAACTCTAGCAGGAATGTACAAAGAATTTAGTAAAATTAAAGAACAAGCACATTCAGACTATATCATAGATGAAATCAAAGATTACGGCCTAGATATTGATGTTGTTGTCGAAGCAAAAGCAAAAGAACTAGCGGTACAAAGATACCATAAAAAATATAAAAAAGTTTTAACAGAGGTTTTACCATGTTAGATTTTTTTATTATATTAACTAATAATTAACAAATAAAAGGAGAAAAAAAATGGCAATTGATTTAGATGCGATTAGAAGAAAACTCGGAGATTTACAATCTCAAACAAACAGGACTTCAAATTTATGGAAACCGAGTCCAGGTAAAAATCAGGTAAGAATAGTACCTTATCAACATGACAAAGCAAACCCATTCTTGGAATTGTTTTTCCACTATGACTTAGGCAAGAGAAATTACTTGTCTCCAGTTACACACGGAGAAGCTGACCCAGTAGTAGAATTTTCAGAAAAATTAAAATCTACTGGTAATTCAGATGATTGGAAACTTTCTAAAAAGCTTGAACCAAAAATGAGAGTATACGTACCAGTAATTGTGCGTGGAGAAGAAGGTGAAGGTGTTAAGTTTTGGGGATTTGGAAAGCAGGTATATGCTGAACTACTAGGATTTATTTCAGATCCAGACTATGGCGATATTACAGATTTAACAGGTGGTAGAGACATTGTAGTAGAGTTCACTCCATCAGAAGGAGCAGGGACATATCCAAAAACAGCAATTAGAGTAAAGCCAAACCAAACACCAGCTACTGAAGATAAAGGTATAGCTGATAAGATTATGAATGGCCAACCTGAAATTTTTAGTATTTTTAAGAAAGTTTCTTATGATGACTTAAAGTCTGCTTTAGAAACTTGGCTTAATCCTGAAGGTGAGTCTGTAGAAGAAACTACTGGAGATTTACCATGGGAAAAGAAAGAAGAAAAAGGTACAACTTCTAACCAAGCAAAGGCAACTCAAACAGACGATATATCAAAAGCCTTTGATGATTTATTTAGCGAGTAATTATGGTAAATAAAGGAGAAGATAGAGATAAATTAGCAGGAATCTTAGCAGATTCTTTGAATAAGAAGTTTAAGGACTTTAAGGTCGCTTACTTCTTGGATGGAGCAGATGAAACACCAACCGATTTGACGGAATGGATTAGCACTGGCTCTTCTATGCTTGATTTAGCAATATCTAACAGAAAAAATGGCGGTATACCAGTTGGTAGAATTACCGAAATAACTGGTATGGAGGCTTCAGGAAAGTCTTTAGTGTCTGCACAAATACTAGCAAACACTCAGAAAATGGGTGGATTGGGAGTATTTATTGATACTGAAAATGCTTGTAATGAAGAATTTCTCCAGGCGCTAGGTATTGATACGTCAAAATTGTTATACATACAATTGGAAACAGTTGAAGATATATTTGAGGTTATGGAAAATATCATTACCAAAGTTAGAGAAAGCGAAAAGGATAGATTAGTCACTATAGTTGTTGATTCAGTTGCTGCAGCTACAACAAAAGTAGAACAAGAGGCAGATTATAGTAAAGATGGCTGGGCTACTAGTAAAGCCATAGTAATATCTAAAGCTATGAGAAAAATTACTCAAATGATCGGAAGACAAAGAGTAGCTCTTGTATTTACTAATCAACTAAGACAAAAACTTGGAGTAATGTTTGGAGACCCTTGGACGACAAGTGGTGGAAAGGCTTTACAATTTCACGCAAGTTGCAGACTTAGATTGAAAGCAGCTGGTCAGATTAAAACCAAAGTTAAAGGTCAAGAACAAGTAGTTGGTATCAAGACCAAGGCCCAAGTAGTTAAGAATAGAATGGGCCCGCCTTTAAGAACAGCTGAATTTGATATTTACTTTGATAGTGGAATTGACGATTTTGGTGGATGGTTAAGGGTTCTTAAAGACTATAAAATGGTTAGTCAAGGAGGTTCATGGTATACTTTCACTAGAGAAAATGGAGATGAAATTAAGTTTCTTTCTAAAGATTGGAATGGTAAACTTGAAGACGATCCAACTCTAAAAGAAGAGGTATACAATAAGATATGTGACAAGGTCATTATGGATTACAAGGTTGATAATTTTGGAATTGATGATTTAGAACATACTGATGAAACACCTCCTACAGGTTGATGTATATGTTGTATAGGTAGATTAGGATTATCTAGTGGCCATATTCCGAAGCTCGTAAGTCTGAAGCAGTTTTAGGGCTGATACCAATTGTTTTCCAAGCGTCACTGTAGGAAAACTAGTACTAAAAATGTGATAGAGCCTATATAATATATTAAAGGATAAAAGAAATAAATATGATAAAAATTGACGTTGGAGCCGCAAATGCTTCTATAACAGATAGCCAAAATATACATTTACTATTTGAACCATCGGCTAATGAATATTTAGGATTATGTTCTAGATATTGCAATACACCTAATGTTTTTGTATTTAATACAGCTCTATGGGATAAAAAAGAAGAACTAAAACTTAATCTAACTAAGAAACAAGAGTGCTCTTCTATTTTTGAACCAGACAAAGAAGTAATATCATCTTTTACTGGCCCTTATTCAGACCCAGATAGATTTGAAATAATAAAGAAAATAGACATTACAGCTTATCCTTTAAGTACCGTTCTATCTGAAATTATTCCTAAGTTAAAACAACTAGGGTTGAGCGATGAAGAACTAATAATAAGTGAATTGAAAATTGATACTCAAGGCAGTGAATATGAGATACTAGTAGGAATGGGAATATATCTACATGATGTTCAAAAATTGATTTGCGAGGTTGAATTTGAACCTATATATAAAGGTCAAAAGCTATTTGAAGATGTAAAAGAATATGTTTCTAGCTATGGTTTAGAATTTACTGGGCACAAAAGAGAAGTAAGTTGGGGTCGACCTGTTTTTGCTGACGCAATTTTTGAAAGAGTTAAATAATTTTGTTCTACGAAAAAAGGCCACCTTCTCGTGGTGTAGAATGTTAAGATTAAAAGTCCTCACTATGATAAACGACTGTTTTAATCAACCAAGAGCCTTTTATTTTTGTTAATAACTTTTCAAAAATAATCACTACAGATTTTTTTAATTCAAAAAAAATTATTATATTTACTATATGAATAAAAAATACGCAGATATGTTAGCTAGCTTGAGCAATCAAGAATTACCAAAAAGTGCCAACGATAGAATTTTAATTATTGATGGACTAAATACTTTTATTAGGAGTTTTGTAGTAGTACCAACAGTAAATGAGCATGGAACCCACGTAGGAGGTATTACTGGTTTTTTAATGTCTATTGGATATGCTATAAGAAATATTAAACCCACTAGAGTTATTATATGTTTTGATGGAAAGGGTGGTAGTCAAAGGCGTAGAAAGATTTTTCCAGACTACAAAGCAACTCGTAGAGTAAAACATAGAATGACTAGGATAAATGAATTTAACAGTGTAGATGACGAAAGAGTTGCAATGGCCCAACAGCTACAAAGGCTATCTCAATACTTAGAGCAATTACCTATTACAGTAATGTCAATAGAAAATATAGAAGCTGATGATGCAATGGCATATATTTCTCAACAAGTATATCCAAAGAGCCAGTGTATATTGATGTCAACAGATAAAGATTTTTTACAATTGGTAGATGACAGGGTACAAGTA